CAGAATCACATATACCCTTAGAATCCATAATAAATAAAAATAACATTAAATTTGTAAAGCTATTACCTAAGAAGTACACATTTCACCACTCATTCGTCGACCAACAACAGTCAATGAACATTTATTAGTCATATGCAACCTATTTTTACCCATAATAACTTCACAAATTTTAATGATATTACTATCACCTGGAAACATATATGTATACAACCTACACTCACAAATTTCCATAAAATTAGGAGTAAAATGACTCTCAAATGCCTTAAAATCACTGACAAAATATCGATAATTTGATCTTAATAACATAGAAACTCTAGAAACTTTATCAGTGATACTCAAACCTTTGACAAACCACCTTAAAGAAAACAAGGCGGCTTCAATTTTATGAAAATAAGGACCACAAAAAACCTTAAACATATCACATCTAGAATTTATAATACGTGGAAATTTAAACTCATCATAATATTCAGTTTTAGGAAATGATTTTATGAATTCACACATTCTACAATTGGGACTAGAAGAATAAAGTTTGTCATAAGCATCCCTATACTGTTTCAATCTAGCTTGATTAAACTTTAATTGTGAAAACCATTCCTCAAAAATGATACTAAAATCAACTGGAGAAAAAGGAGTTAAATTGTTAAATAACCAATGTTCAACAAATAACTTAAATTTCAAGAGTATCACAGGATCAGCTTGAGGAATATCACGTAACAATCGCTTTTCAAAGCCAGTTTGAATAGTATAAGGATCATTGGTATCACAACAAATTGGCGCATATCCATCAACAACACAATAAGGTAAAGCACGATACATAGCACGCCTAGATTTCCTACATGAATTATTGAAAAATCTAATTGAGCCAAAATATTGTGATTTAATCAACTTAATCGGGACTTCATCGGACCTATATCCATAAGCTAAGGTCCGTGAGTCCCGATTAATTAAAAATTTGTCTGAATATAATTTAATGCAATCATGCTAGTGCTATGTAAAACATTAGGTGCTAAACTAGCAGGTAATGCTAAAGGTCCACTAACATAACGCGTTATACGATCAATATCATTTAATGTCATAAATTGCTTATTACATTCAACTAAAATCGAAGAAAGCAATAAAGGACAATAAATAATATGGTCTACAATATTAGATTGTCTCAAACTAAATCTCAATATCAACTTAATATATTTTGGACAACTTAATACTAAAATTTGTTGTAAATAGATAATTAAATTTGCAATTTTCCAAATAACTATTAAATATAATGGAACATTTGAAAAAAGCAAAT